CATTAGAGACAGAATAATTAAAGGCGATAGCAAGTTAAACATTGACTATATCGTTGAAGCACACGATGCCTACAAATACTATTTGAATAGATGGCAGTTCCTAGGAGATTCATATCAAGGTGGATTTGATTTCTTCAACGGAAAATATTTAGAGCCATACTATTATGAAAGCAGAGAAGACTATGAAAAGAGATTACGTCAGGTAGGTTTAGACAATCACGTTAAATCAATCACTGACTTATACAATAGTTTTTTATTTAGAAAAGAAATCAAAAGAGACTTTGGAAGCCTAGATGCTGATCCAGGAGTGCGTCCTTTCCTTGCAGACGCGGACCTAGATGGTAGAAGTTTCCTTGCTTTTTTAAGAGACGTTTCAACATACGCAATGGTTTATGGACACGCTTGGGTGATTGTTGATAAACCTGTTTCACAAGCACAGACTAGAGCAGATGAACTAGCACAAGGCATTCGTCCTTATGTTAGCCTGTTTACACCAGACAATGTGCTGGACTGGGAATATGAAAGAACAGCCAGCGGCTTATATGAACTAACATACCTTAAAGTTAAAGAAGAAGTTCTTAAGGACAAGCAGTATATTAGGGAATACACACCTGATGAAATCAATGTGTATGTCATAGAAGGAAGTAAAAAAACTGGTGACATTGTGGAAACCGTCCCTAACACACTGGGCAAAGTGCCTGCAGTCTGCGTGTATGCACAACGCTCAAACATTCGTGGCGTCGGAGTATCTGCCGTTGGCGATATCGCAGACATACAAAAAGAATTGTATGAGTTTGGTAGTGAGATTGAACAGATTGTAAGACTAACAAATCACCCTTCACTTGTAAAAACAGCAGACACTGAAGCAAGTGCTGGAGCAGGTTCAATCATTCAATTACCACAGGGCATGGACCCAGGCTTAAAGCCATATCTACTTCAACCAAACGGAGCGAGCATTGATAGTGTTCTAAACGCTATTGAGAAAAAGGTTGAATGTATTGATAGAATGGCTTCATTGGCAGGTATTAGAAGCGTTGAAAGTCGTAGACTATCGGGCGTAGCATTAACATCAGAGTTTCAAACCCTTAATAGTAAATTAAGTGGTTTTGCTATGAACCTAGAACACGCTGAAGAACTTATTTGGAGACTATGGGCACAATACCAAGGCAAGGTATGGGATGGTGAAGTAGAATATCCACGTTCGTTCTCAATACAGGACAAAGCCAATGATGTTACAATGCTTAAGATGGCTAAAGAAGCAAACATTGGTGATGCTAAAATTAATCAAGAAATTGATAAACGAATTTACGAAACAATTACAGAATCATATTACGAAGACATGGTTAACGCCCCTATGAGCGAGGGTGAGGTTAGGCAAACTGAAATGCAACATCCACCAGTTACAAGTTTAGATGACTTGGTTATGCATTTGAGAAGTATGGTAGAAGAGGGATACACGGATGAACAGATCAAACAACTTCATCCAGAACTTGCGGCATTATTCAACAGAGGTGAGTAATGGGCAAGTATATCCCAGAAGATAGTTGGATTGCTACCAATGAGACTGAACAAGAGATACGTAGAATTCTTGTCGAATATAACGAAAACATACACATCTATGAAACCAAAGGTTACAAGACAGCAGGTGTGCGTTCGCGTAAAAACCTGTTAGCACTTTATCCTTTGCTAAAACGTAGACGCAAAGAAATTCTACAAGGTATGAAAAACAAAAAAACACAAGAAGAACATCCAAGTTGGGAGGGTATAGAAGATGATAACTACTAGTGCTTCCATTGGAGGCGTAATTGGTGAACGTGGAATGCGTAGAAGTTTCAGTTTACAATACAAAGGAGCGACTTTTATGGCTATGAAGAAAAACAAAAAAGGCGGCAAGCGTGGTGGTAAACGCGGCGGTAAACGCGGCGGTAGACGATAAAGCACTTTGGGAGACATACTTCAAGGGCATAGGGAGGGTGTGTCCTTGGAGTTATAGTGCTTGGAAACGCAACAAGATTGAAATCACATTATGGAAGGGTATGGCCCAACCATTGGGTAAACTAGAAGCAAGGGTAAACCTTATAGGCACAATCAAACCCAGGCTTCTTAAGAAGATAGAACAGAGATTAAACACGGAGCGTGAGGATGAGGAATGGTTACACAGCCATCCCAATTTTGGTGTCAATTCAACACCATTTCCTGCTCTAATACAGCAGGATAGACAGCATTTAGCACAGGCTCGTGCTACATTGACTAAATAAACACATACTACTATTGAGGGTAGGTGGTAGAACTCAACCAATTAGAAAGAGGACGAATATGGACGCAGAAAACACAGCGGTTAATGATACAGAGCAAACTGACGCTCAACCTACGGTTAAAGAGCAGGTAGCAACACAGGAAAGTAAGGAAAACCTTTTATCACAAGACGAAGTAAATCGCATTGTGGCGGAAAGGGTAGCAAGAGAAAAGGCAAAGTTTGAAAAGAAATACTCAAACGTTGACTTGGATCTCTACAATAGTTTGGTAGAAGAAAAAGAAACAGCACGCCAACAAGAATTAGAAAAGCGTGGTGAGTTCGAAAAACTTTTGAAGGAACAGGCTGAAAAATTCCACGGAAAGATTCAGCAATACGAAAGTGAACTAACTTCTATTAAGGTAGACGGAACTTTGCTTAATGAAGCAAGTAGTCAAAAGGCAGTGAACCCACAACAAGTGGTGTCATTGTTAAAAGGACAACTTCGTTTAAATGAAGCAGGTAGCGTTGATGTTGTAGACACGAACGGACAGGTTAGATATGATGATAGGGGTAACCCATTAAAAGTATCTAGTTTGGTAAATGAGTTCCTTACTGCGAATCCGCATTTTGTTCAAGCAGGACCAAGTGGTTCAGGCACTGGACAAGGAGTAGGTAAGCAAACATCTGTGGTAGATAACGATGTTACAAAACTTAATATGGAGAATCCCGAACATCGTGCTCGTTATAAAGAAATAATGAGAGCAAAGGGAGTCCGTATATAATTGCTATCTAAATAAGGAGACTAACAATGGCAAATGAAGCAACAAGTAGCGTATTATCAGAACTATACGCAAATATTGTCCAGTCCGCTCTTTACACACTAAATGAGCAGACGGTAATTCGTCCTGTAGTAAGAAATTACGATATGTCAGGAACACCAGGCTTAACAGCACAGGTGCCAATTTATCCGGCATTAAGTGCGGCAGGCGTTAATGACGGCGACGACTTGGCAAACACACCATTCAACACAACATCTAAAACTATCACAGCAAGTGAAGTTGGTGTTATGGTTGAATTAACTGACCTAGCGGCAGAATCAGCAAACGAAGATGTTGCGGCGGCTATCGGACGTCAAATTGGTGCGGCTATGGCAGAAAAAGTTGACACAGATTTAGCGGCTCTATTCAGCGGCTTTTCTAACTCAATCAACTCTGCTGGTGCGGCTATCACTATTGATAACATTTTCCAAGCGGCGGCTACATTAAGAGCAAACAAAGCAAACCAAAACGGTGCTTTCGTTGCTGTGTTACACCCATACCAAGCGTATGATATCAAGAAACAATTAACTAACGCAGGTGCTACTATGTCACACTCTTTAAGTGATGTAGGTAACACAGCGTTAAAAGATGGTTTCATTGGTAGAATCGCTGGTGTAGACATCTTTGAATCAACGGTTATTGCTGGTGATTCTGCAGGTGCTTACGTTGGTGGTGTAATGACACAAGACGCTTTAGGTTATATGGTTAAGAGAAATATGCGTATTGAAACAGAACGTAATGCTTCAAAACGTTCATTAGAAATCGTAGGTTCAATGGCTTACGGAACTTCTGAACTATTTGATCAATACGGTGTTGCAATCGTAAGTGACTCTTCAGCAGTAATCTAATTACATACTGATTAGAAACACGGGAAAGGGCGGAGAAATTCGCCCTTTTCTCTTCTATACTATAAATACATTTGTTAACAAAAAGATGGTTTGGGAAGGACCCAAAGCAGTTTAAAAGGACAGAATCCTATGGCTATAACACTTGCGACAATTAGTGACATACAAGACTACGAACCGGATATTTTAGATTTCGGTATTCCCAACTTTGACGAAGAACTTACCAAAGCACAGAATGATGTGTTTAGGGATTTACGCATTCGTTGGTGGCCTACTTATACGGTAGGAATGTATGATATTTCACGTGTTGCTACTGGAGCCGTTGAACCGGACGAAGACTTATACACAGCAAGTCAACTGACAAGAGCCTGTTGCTATCACGCACTGGGTTTTCACGTATATCCTAAACTATCTAAATTTGAACCAGAACAAGATATCTTTGAGCGTAAAATGGAATTCTATAGAAAAGAATATGAACGCGAAATGGATTTAATTTTAAGAGACGGTGTGGAATATGATTTGAACTCTTCGGGAACGGTTGACGACAACGAAAGAGAACCTACTCATTATCTACGCCTAAAAAGGTAAGTAGATGTCAAACAGAGAAGATATAATTTCTAACATCATTGATGTTTTGGGTGATATGGAAAACCCAAAAGTCAAGTTCGTGACACGCGAACCTTTTGATACAGAAAAATTAGCATTAACCCAATTCCCAGCATTACTAGTCACAACTGGAAACGAAACCCGTGAAGAAAACACAATGGGCGGAAACCGTCGTGGAGAATTAGAGGTTAACATACGAGGTTTTGTGCGATCCGACGGACGCCAAGGGTTCGTTCAAAGCGTGGATCAAAAACGCAATGAATTGATTGAACGCATTGAAGAAGCACTTAACACAAACAGAGATAGAGAACTAAACAAAACGAGAGCGGCAACAACACACGTCACTACCGTTGAAGTCATAGACAGAACACCACCACTTGGTGAATTTGTAATGATTGCTCTAGTTCGATATTCATTTACAAAAGGAGCAGTATAATGCCAAGTGTAAAATATGTAAAAATGTGGAAAGACGGATCCTTTGAGTTAGTTGAAGAGGATCGCGTAGAAAGATTTCTTGCTGTAGGTTTCACATTAGATGAAGCAACAGCAGAAAAAAAGTCACCAGCCAAACGTGGTAAGAAAAACAAAATTACTGCCGACGCTCAAGTGACTTCAATTAAAGAGGATGAAGAAGAAGAATGGTGGGATCCTAATTCAGGAGAAGATTGGGCAGATTCAATTGAGTCTGTTTCAGCACCTGAAGGTGAACGCCTTTCAGATTTAGATTCCGACAACGCTAAAGAGGAGAACTAAAAATGGCGACATACACAGGAGAAAACGGTAAGGTAGAAATCACTGCGGAAGATTCAGCAGGGACGGTAACCGTTGCTGAAGTTCGCTCTTGGACGGTAGAACATACTAAAGATGTTATTGAAGACACCGTAATGGGCGACGCGGCGAGAACTTATAAACCAGGGTTACATTCATTCACTGGATCTATGGAAGTGGTATATGATGATGGACATACAGGATCATCAAATGCTTTCAACCCAGATCAAGATGGTGCTTTGAGTGTGGAATTTTGGCCTTCAACAACAGGCGGAGAAAAATTTACAGGATCTGTAATTGTTACTTCAGTATCAAGAACAGCATCGTATGACGATTTAGTATCTGCTACGGTTAATTTCCAAGGCACTGGTGCTCTATCAGCATCAACAACTTAAGGTTGAACTAATGTTAAAAATTAGTGTTCGAGGCACTAAAGATGTGCAGAGGCAACTTGAAAGAGAAAAAGAGGCTTTCTTCACAAGAGTGGCAGAAGATATAAAAACGGTAGCAGTTCGCAGAACTCCTATCGACAAGGGACAAGCAAGACGCGGTTGGCGTCTCGAATCCACCTTCAGAGAGAAGAGGATTGTCAACCGTGTGTCCTACATTATCCCTTTAGAAAATGGTCACTCAAAACAAGCACCAAACGGTATTTTAGGACCTACCGTTAGGGAGATATCACAAAGGAGATATAAAATATGAGCATAGTATTAGATAATGCTAAAACACACTTTAAAGGCAAACTATCAGGAGAACTTAAAAAACTACCTGTCCCAGAATGGAAGACAGATGTTTTTTACAAAGAGGCACATCCTTTTGCTGTAGAATCAAAAATTATTGAACTACAACAAGCGGGTAAAACGGTTGAAGCACTAGTAGAGTCAATTATTGCTAAAGCATTGGATCCAGAAGGTAAACCATTGTTTAACAAGTTTGACAAGAACACGCTGATGCACGAAGTAGATCCTCAAGTTTTAATGAGAATAGCCACGGTGTTGAATAGCACTACAACCGAATACGAGGCTGTCGAAAAAAACTAAAAGAGGACACTGAACTCCAACTAATTGTGCGTATTGCCAAAGAGTTGGGGAAAAGTATAGCAGAAGTAATGCAGTTTAGTGTCCTAGAAATAAACATTTGGGCCGCTTGGTTCAAAATGGAACAGGAGACAATGAAACGTGCCGGCAACGCAAATAGTAGAAATAAGGGCCGTAGATAAAGTTAGTGCCAAACTTGGCATTATCAATAAAAATCTCGGTCGTATAAACAAAAGTGTCCAAGGCTTGAATACAGGCTTTGGAGGACTCACGGGTAAAATTGCCGCAGTGGGTAGTGCTATAGGTGCCGCTTTTGGAGTTAAGAAAATACTTCAAACAGCCAGCCAAGTAGAACAACTGGGTGTGCGTTTTCAATTCTTATTTGGTAGCGTAGAAGAGGGTAACAAAGCATTCCAAGAAATGCTAGACTATGCTGGTAAAGTTCCATTCACTCTAGAACAAATCCAACAGGGTGCGGGAAGTTTAGCAGTTATATCAGACAATGCTGAAGAACTTGCTAAAAATATGCAGATTGTGGGTAATGTTGCCGCAGTATCAGGTTTAGATTTTAGAACAGCATCTGAACAGATTCAAAGAGCATTTAGTGG